GTCCCCAATGGATCCTTTCGTCACCCCGGAGCCCACCATCGCCCTTGCCTTCGCCGCGGAATCCCCGTTTTTTGCCGCCTCATCGTATTTGGCTTTGTACGATTTCAGACCATTAAGCTTATCTTCTAACGCCGTTAACTCAGAAGATTTGCCAAATTCATTTGTCAGGCTTTCAAACTTTGCTTCGGCTTGATCTAGGGATTTAGACAGTGTTTCAACCTGCGTCATCGCCTTTTTATACTGCGCGGAGGATTTTTGGTGCTCTGCAGTTTCAAAGGATGTTTGTCCGAACTTATCCAGTTCGGTTTTCATTTCTTCCAACTTACCAAGTGTAGTACTGCTCTCCTGTCTAAACCGCGCTAATGCTTCTTCGTCGCCTTCAATGGCGCGCTTTCCCAGCTCTCCCAGTCCCAACATTTCACTGTTGATCTGTTTAATCACCCGGGAGAAGGAATTCACAATCTGCTTCGGCTGGCCAAAGTCAAACTTAAACGCATTCTGCAGTTTACTCCCGGTTGTATTTACCTGATCTGACAGGGACTTCACAGCGTGTTTAAGCTCTTCGGATCCACGTGTAAATCCGGTATTATCCAGTTTTGTATCAATGACTATCGATCCATCAGCCCGTGACCCCGACACGCTTTTCACCTCCTATCATCCGTTCAACAACCGTTCCAACCTATCTTTTTCTTCCTGCTCTTCTTTCGATAATCGAGTCCGAAGGCAGCATAAGTCTTTATTTGATCTCCAAAATTCCTGCTCCCATTTTTCCAACTTTTTCTGTTTGGATTTTTTCTGACGCAGGGAAAGAACTTGAGAAAATATGCTGTCATGGATTTCCATGAAATACCCCATAAATGTCCACCAGTGAATGTACCTCCGTGATCGGGTTTCAAATCCTGCAACATTGTTTATCGCCGGAAAGATAATTTGTTCGTCCTGTTCCCAATCCATTAGCCGCGGGGATCTTCCTTCCTTCGGCCCATCACTCCCACAATCGATGAACCATACTGCTTTTTTATATGCATCCTCGTATTCTTCAGGCTCCAGCCCCTCAAAATTTTTGTAGAGGATATACAAACAGGCAAATAGCTTTTCTTTGTCGTCTAATTCCGGATCGTTAAAAGCCGCTATAATTGTCAGGATATCTCGAAAATCCGTTCTGAGAGCAAATGTCCGCTCGCCGATTTTGACGCTCACGGGCAAATCACCTATCACTTTTTGTTTCCTTTCGCATACTTGCCTACATAGGGCGCAAGTCGCTTGTTAACCTTCTCTGTTTCCTGGTTAAACTGGTCAGCGATGAACGAACCGACTTTACTAAGAGCAGTTTCGCAATAAAATACGCCCCCAACCGGTGAGAACGGATGCATCTTTCCAAAAAATGCCTCTGACATATTTCCACCGAAAATGTAATCACATGCTTCGTAAAGCTTCTGTTCCGCCTCTTTGATGGCGTTCATCGCCTGCCTATCCTGTTCATCCTCCGGAAGACCTTCCGGTGTAATTCCAGCGTTGTTTAGCGGCTCAAGGATTTCATCGAATTTTTCGATCATTTCATTATATCTTTGGATAATGCCAATATCCGTCGGGTGGAAATAGAAGACTCCGATTTCATCCCCGGAAAGATTCTTAATCGGTACGCGTTGACTTCCGTCATCCACTACAATCTCAAAGCCTGTATTTTTCTTCTTTTTTGTCATATTTTGCCTCCAGCTATCCATAAAAATAGAGAAGTCCGAATATTGTTCAGACTTCTCTGCGTATTTAATGCCCTCAGTAGGATCTATCTAATTGGCTTTAATGACCTTCGGTTGCGGTCCCCGCAGGTGTGAATTTTTTGTTTTCCATATCGAACGTGCCCTTTACCCGATTTCCTGCGTTATAAACTGTGAACGGAACCTGCACTCCAGAAGTGTCGCCGCCAATCGTAGTGGGAACAACATAGCAATCTTCGCGATACGCCCAGACGACTGTGCCGCTGGTGTTCAAAAGAACATCAATTTTAGTCGTCAGGCAGTCATTACCAGTTAGACGCTCATTTGCAATCTTGCTGAGCCTTTCAAACAGCGGATCGCCCTCATATGCATAGAAGGGATCGACGTCACTTTGAACTTCATAGCCACTGTGCTGAACATTCTGCTCACCCAAAATATTTTTATTGATCTCTACATCTGGATTTAACTCTTCGTTATACTCTTCCAGATCCTTGCCAAGCCGGACATATGCCGGTGATTCCGTAGAAAATGCGGAATCGATAAAATGTGCAAGGTACTTTCTTTCAATTTTTCCTGCCATTCTTATAATCTCCTATATGTGATTTTTAATTGTATCTGATATTTCGCCGCGCTACTTCCGACCTGCGCCGGATATCCCGTTAATGTAGGGACGATTGACTTAATCACCCCACCTGACCATGTGGGGAAGTTTCGCGCGGCATTTTGTTCTAGGATCCATTCGACTACAGCCTGATGAAAACCCAAGTTCGCTAAGTTCTGTTTAATGTCAGCACCGTAGGGCTCTTTAGACGCAAAAATAAAGTTCTGTGTCTGAATATCATCGGGCACTTCTTCTCCTAGAATATTCTCGTGGTATCGAAGCGTTGATGGCACGGCATAAACCGCGTATTCCGTCGGGCTTTCTGCCACATAGTCTACCCGAAAGCGGTTGCCCTTCAGGATCACCGGGCACTCTCTGAACCACATCCGTAACTGTTCAGTGTTATTTATATCCGACATAAGCCTTTGCCTCCTTTACAATATCATCCAGGTGGTCGGCCTTCATGCGCTCAAACCAATAGGATCCGGCAAGCGGGTTTACATCAGTCTGATACTGCAGTTCTCTTCCTGTTGGATGCTTTTCCTGCCCCGGAGGCGAAAACCACCTAGAAGGCTCTCCCGAGTTGTCCTCAAAGATGGGGATGTTCGGACCGTAGACTTCCCCGTAATACTGATACCGCGCATAAGGTCCCGGATAGACAACCTCTCCGGATCCGATGTCTGTTACCGAATACGGAGACTTTGCCAGGGTTCCTGTTTCCCAGGGAGTGTATTGCAGGTCCCAGCCGATCACTGCTTTATCAATCGCCTTTTGAACTAGCCCGCCTGCTTCCAAGTTCAAACGGGATAGCAGCCGCTCTGTATCAATGTCCATATAGACCTTTTCCAGCTTAAATTCGATCATGCCCCGATCACCTTCCAATGCCGAGCCCGCGGACGCTTTGTGTTGTCTGTTACACCCAGAACGGTTACAATCTCCCCATACTTTTCCCGCAATTTTTCAAGATCCATTAATTCCGGTTCCTCCCCATGTATGATAATGTCACCCTGCTTCAGGGTAAAAATCGTTTTTGGATCACCTCCTTTATAATCAACTGGAGAGACATAAACCTTACCGGAAAAATCCGCCTCCAGAGGAATACGAATAATAAATTTGTTCGCTGCTTTCAACCCGGAGGCATCGACATCAGATGCAATCTCGCAAAACCACGATACCCCATGAACGATGGTAGGATTGTATGAATCATATCCATTCTTGTCCATTCCAGCGTTGAGAACCGTAATTGTATCCTTACACAACCTCATTTACTTACTCCTCTGTAAAGAAGGGGCGTTCCGTAATCATCGAATTCGTTATAAAGTAAATTTCGTGCTGACCGAAAAAGAGCTGCTCTTGCAGAACCCACCTGATCCGATACACCCCCATAGCTTTCTGAATATCCGTCCGTATTAAAGGAACTTACAACAGGATTTTCCACCTGTGCTTCTGCCCCTAACCGTTTATCTACTTTAATGATTTGCATCATGCAAAGCTTTACGGTTTCCGGTATGGTTTTCATGCTCTGAACGCGACCGGCTGTCCAATAGTCAATTTGCTTTCTTGCCTGGATTTCATATAGAACAAATTCTTTTTCTGAAAGTTCACCACCATACCCCTTGTACTCGTTATAAGTTAGATACGGCATATCGCATCACCTCCTCATCCCTGCCGTTCCAGGAACTCCGTGATGATTTCGGCTTTCTTAGTCTTCGTGATCGTATAGCCCTTCCCCGCTGCAATTGCTCTGATCTGGGCTACCGTCAGAGCTGACAGTTCGGATTCCGATAATTTTCCATCGGAATCCGTATCTGCATTAGCAGCGGTTATCATTCCCCCACGTTGAACTGCAGAGACCCTTTTCTCTTAT